AATAACAAAGTGACAGGAAATATTGATAAGACAATACTATAAAATATAGTATAAGTATATATTGATTCCCCTCATCTCCACCCAGAAGAATAAAAAGCCCAGTATATCAATATACTTGGGCTTTTTTGATTGAAAATAACCAACTTTTAACCAACTTGAGCAAAAATAAAAATATAAAAAGCAACTAGACCAATTTTAGATAAGAATAAAAAGCCAACAACAATTGCTGGCTTAAATATTTAAATCATTTATCGATTGAGCAACTTTTTTCTTGCTCTGATTTGTAACGTGAGTATATATATTGAGAGTCATCTCTACAGTTTCGTGTCCAAGTATTGCCTGAACGTCTGATGGTTTGATATACGGATTAGACTCAATGAGTAGTGAGGCAAAGGTGTGTCTAAAGCCGTGAGTTGTAATACGCTTTAAATCTGGCAATTGCTTATAGATTGTATCTAGCCATCTGGTTGGCTTGCTGAGTCTTAGATAATTGCCGTCAATTGTGTGAAAAATGATTTCAGTATCAATTTTTTGATTGTCTTTGTATTTTAGCAGTTCTTCTTTTAAGTGAGTGGAGAGGGGAACTGTTCTTAAAGACTTAGGGCTTTTTGGCGTTTGAACAATATACTTGTTATCTAGGCCATAAGCCAGTGTTTTAGTTACTGAAATTTGATTAGTGTTAAAATCTATATCACTCCAGTGCAAGGCTAAAGCTTCACCTTTTCTTAGCCCAGTTGATGCAAGTAATAAGAAAAATAAATAATATAGATGATTGATTGATTCAGCTTTTTTTAAGAAGGTATCTAATTCCTCCCTGCTTAAAAAATTGATTGATGTATCTCGACGCTTGCGAGTAGTCTTTTTAGGTATCAGGATCTTACTGAACGGATTAACTTTGAGATAGCCTAAGCTAATTCCTAAGTTCAATGTTCGTTCTAGTATTCCGAGAGCCGTTCGATATTTAACCAGCTTTTTAGAGAGAGCATTAGCAAACCTTTGAAGGGATGCTGGAGTAATCTTATCAACGTATGCATTTCCATACTTAGGTTTGATATGTATCTTGTACATTTCATATGTTTTATGAGCGGTAGACTCTTTGACAGTAGTTTGATAGGTATCGAACCATTGGGTAAATAAGTCGTTTACTTTGATTTGTTTTTGTTTAACGAAGCTATCTACGCCCTCTAGTTTTAGCTTATCTAATTCGTATTTTGCTTCAGTGTAGCTTGTAAAGCCAGACCTTGTTGCCCAGACTTTTTTGCCATTAATATCTGTTCCAACATATGTTTTAAAGCGATAACGGATACCTTTTTTAGTTTCATATTTTTCTACTCTTTTATCCTGCTTAGGCATAGCTTTACTCCTTTCGTTATAATTGAATATAAAAA